GGTTTTTTTTTTTTTTCATAGTATGGGATGCCCTATGAACGCGGGGACTGTACATCCACACTCAACCTTATGGTAGCGCCGTGCAGTCTCTTGGCCTTTTGGTTAGCACTGAAGTAACAGTTTTGGGCTAATTACAAGTATGGACCCCATTTTATTGATGATGATTGCAGTGCTCTAAGGTCGGGCAACCCCCTTTACCCTAAGAAACCAACAGGGGGCTTTCAGACACATGTGTATAAAAACACTAGCCAGTTCGGGCCTTTGTCATATTCCACGGTTTCTAACCTCTCACACTCCGAATACTTTCATCTCAGACTCCTCAGCGCATGGTCGTCACTGCCATGTTTCGGTACGCTCTCCCGCTCACCATATCCTGGCGAACGGTACTGGAACACTCCACTCTCGATCAAACTTTAAAATCAGATTGTCGTAGTACTGCTCAATACATCGTTGAGCGGTTGGGGAAACACCGAAGGCCAGCGAAAAACTGGACCTAGTCTTCGGGTCAATTTCGGCAAGTTTTCTATGCATTCCCTGCACTTTGTATTGAAAGAAGTCCGCTAAAGAGGTTTCGTTGCCCAGAGGCTTTGCTCCTTTTGCATTCCTAAGAAGACAATAGTAGAAAGCCTGACAACAGGGAATTCCTCCCGTCATTGCTACACCTCCCTCACCGACGGCTGCGATCCACCGACGGTAAGTTTTCTCATGATCCAATGGCTTCTTGCTAACGCTGTCTTTCGAAAGAGCCCTGTATGGCTCCCGGACCATTATGTATCCGCCCGGGGTCCACACTGGACGACTCTGACAAAAGTCAACGTGTTCTAACATGTAAGCGGGCTCTTCGATCTTCATCCTGAAGCCCATCTCACGATACCATTTTGAGAGGTTGTCCATGACGCAACCAAGTAATCTCCTAGGTATAAACAAAACAGCGTCGTCGCCATCTATGAAGATCCGGTAGGTCTTTAAAGCAACCCCCAATTCATCCATAAATGCATAGGCTAAAGAGGCAGACAATAGGCAATTACCCAGGGCTGTGTTCTTGTCTCCAGACATGCGTCGTCCCTCTATGGTGTACGACAACTTTCCGTCCGGAGCTCGTGCTTTGCCCCTGTTCATTACCTGCCATTTCAATAAAAGTTCTAACTTTCTATCCCCTTTATAAAACTGCTTATATCTGCCATGCTCCCACTTCAGCGCACAACTTCCTACTGACTGTTCAAACCTTGAAGCATCGATGCTAATGCCGACACAATCATCGACTTCAGACCAATATTGAGCGATCAATTTCCCTCGCTCCTCTTGGTTGTATCCTTTCATTACCACTGCATAGCCAAACAAGCGTGATATGTTCCTGTAAATCTTCTTTTCGATTGGGTGGAGATAAGCACCCAGTGAACACAAGTATCTGTCGTCGCGGGGGTTTATTCCGCGCGGACTAGGATTCGTTTTGGTTTCAAAATCGTAAGTTTCAAACTTGACGAAAAACTTCAGGATCGCGTCCTTGGCACAAACGCTCTTATCCTTCAGTGACTTGGCTGCTTTCAAATATCTCTCCCGGCGTGGACCATGGTAACACTCAGCAAAAGCTTCGTGCTCCAGCGGGTGGCACCGTTTGGAATATTTGTCTAACAACTTCGTGAATTTCGCCAATCTCCGATTAAAAACCATTGGATGAGGCACGGGAGGGTTTTTCCATTCTCCTTCTTCGCAGATAAGAAATAACCGCTCCACAATCGCTCTCTCCATACAAGTGATCGTTGAATTATAAGCCTTGAATCCCATTTTCGGATTCACCCCGGAAATGAGATAGGTTCTTCTAGGCTTTGTGGCTTTGCCTAATCTTCTAGTTACTCTCAAGCCGGGAATTCTGACTCCG